GTTTCAGGCTCCGGGCGATGACGGTCTGCCACCAGTATAGACCAGTTTCGACACACCACGCGCATGGTTCGCATGGCTTGCCCCCAGGCCGCGTAGTGCATCCACTGCGGGGCGTTGTCGGGTGTCAGGATCACCAGGCGGCGCATTAGCTTTGCCCTCGCTGTGTGCCCACCATGACCGAAATCTGGCGCAGGATAATGAGCGCTCCGGCCTTCACTTCCCCCTCAGTGCAGACAAACTCGGCTAATACAGGGAAGTGGGTATCCATCTCGAAGCCCTGGGCAAAGCGCACCTGCAAAAGGCAGGTATCCTCTGGATAGCCCTGATCGGCTCCTTGCTCAATCCAAACCCATGCCTCAATCGGGTAAGCGGCATGGACGCGCTCCATAACCGCTTCCAGAAACATCTTGAGTTCGGCACGCAGGGCGGGTTTCACGCCGCACCTGCACGGGTGAGGGTGGCGACGTGGATGGCAATCTGGTCTTCCATCTGATCCACCAGTTCGTGATTCACGCTGCTGAGGGTTTCGATGTCGGCCATGTAACCCGGCAGATGGTTATTGACCTGCCGGAAAGCGCGAAAGAAGCTGACAATATCGACACGGGTAGGGCGCTGGCAGGTCTGGAGCAGCTGGCCGTGGTCAGAGATGACCTGCACCACATCCGGGGTGGCAATGCGGATGACCTCACGGGCGTAGTCCTTGGCACGGGCTTCAATGTTGGTCATGATCTTCTGGTAGCGTTCAACGTTCATGGTTACAATCTCCTTGTGGCTAGTGCGGGCCTTCGGTAAAGGGTTGGCTCCGCAGTGGTTACAATTGGGGCGCACAGGTTACTCAAACCACCTGTGCGCTTCTCGTTTAGACCGTTTCGAGCGCGGCCTCTTTCAGCAGCACCTGCTTGTAGATGGTCAAGACACGGATTACCGTGTCAATCTCGGTCAGAGTCAGGTCATTCAGGACTTCGGTGATGCGCTCGACCTGGGGTGGCAGCGGGATGGTTGGCACCGGCGCGGGTGCTACATCTTCCAGCATCACGGCTAGATCCATCTCTTTCAGAGCATCCAGCGCAGCGCGTCCGCTTTCAACCACGGGCGAAACTGCATCCGCTTTGGGAGATAGTCCCGGCTCCGGCGTGGTTACAGGGGCGGGCAGGGATAGCAGGGCAGGTGCTTCAGGCTTCTCTACGGTAATCACCGGACGTTCCGGCGCGGGCAGCTCAGCCACGTCCTCAAAGGTGGTCTGGACGTAGGCAGGGCGGGGGGTTTTCTCCAAGAACTTCGGATTGGTCAAGTAGACCAAGGCAGACTTGGCACGGGTCCGGGGCAAGTAATCCAGGTTGTCTTCCTGATCGCCCCCCATAAGTGGCAGCTTGTCGGGTGCCAGGATGAACACGCGCTCGGCTTCCAGCCCTTTGGACTTGTGGACGGTGGTAAAGACCACCATGGACTTGCTATCGCGGCTGCTAAACAGGCTGTCAATCTCGCCTTTCAGCATGTCCAGGCTGGATGCTTTGGCGTAGTCCATGATGGCTTCCAGTGCCGATACACTGTCTTCCACCGAGGCCGCCATCTGTTCTTCGTTGCGACTCTTGTAGCGCTCAATCTGTTCAGCTTTCCAGGCGTTCAGATGCGCCTTCAGATCACCAAAGCTGTAGCCCTTGCGTCGCGCCACTTTATCCAGGATGGTAATGAGCGCCTTACCAATCTCACTGCCCAGGATGGTGGCCGGTACACCCGCGCCGATGCATTCCAGCACGCCACGAATGAGCGGAGCACGCAGCCGGCACAGGATCATGTCCCCTGGCTCAATCTTTTCCAGCATCCGTTCCTCAGGCCACCAGATGACCTTGCCTTGCGGCGCGGTGGGTAGTGCTTTGAACGCAGGTACCACGCGGGCGGCATGGCGGGCCACGACCTGAGCGCAGCGGCGCGTCACCGTCATCGGCAGGACGTGGCAGTTAAACGTCTGCACAGACAGATCGAAGCTGTCCGAGTCCGCGCCAGCGAACGAGTAAATCGCCTGGTTTTTATCGCCTACGACGAAGATGCGCCCGCTGGGAGCGAGGCACTTTTCGATCAGACGACGCTGCATAGGGGAGAGGTCTTGCGCTTCGTCGGTGAACACGTACTGGTACTGATCGACCGGCGCGTTCCAGAAGACCGGCCAGTAGACCATGTCGGTGAAATCGATGTGATGTGAGCGCGTCTCTGCTTCGGCTTGTTTCATGAGGAAGGGGACGGCGGCTACAATCGCTTTGGTGATGCCTTCATCGTTCAGGATTTCCTCATCCAGCCGATACTGGCTAATCATTTCAAAGAGGGCTTCCTGAGCGTCCCAGTTCACCAGCTTGTAGCGAAGCCAGTCCAGGACCTCAATCGCCATCTTGCGGCTTTCGCGCTTCAAGTCTTTGGCGAAGCGTTCCGCTTCCTCAGCCTGGGCGTTCAGGATGGCATTCTCAACCGCTTCCGCCAGCGCTTCAGACTCATCCGCCCACGCATTGACCAGCGTCCGGTACTTGCCGCCGTCGGGCTGCATGGAAGCCGCTCCGAGAAACTTCCTCAGTGCTGCAAAGCCAATGCCGTGGAAGGTCTTGGTGAGGACGCCCGTCCCCTGAAGCCTGCGCTCCAGTTCGGCTACGATGTCCCGGTTGAACGCACAGAACAGGCGACGGCCACCTGGCGGCAGACGACGCGCAATCTCCAGGAGCATCGTCGTTTTTCCCGTACCGGCGAGTGCTTCAATCGCAAGGTTCTGCCGGGACGTGGCTACAAAATCGAGAATGGCCTGTTGCTCAGGCGACGGCTGGAAGCTCATAAAACACCCCTTGCACAAAGGAACGCAGCAGGCGCTCCAGATCGGACATATCAGACTCGGTCAGAATGAGCAGGCGATACCCGGCGCGACGAACGGCATTGGCTTTCAGCAGATCGCGCTGCGTATGCAGGACGTGGCACCCGCCATTCACTTCAATCGCCAGTTTGCCCGCGATGACAAAATCAATCAGGTAATGGCGCTCATCGTCCATCACCAGCACCTCACGTTCAGAAGCCAGTTCCAGATGCGCCAGCGCGTTCATCACCTGTTGTTCCAGCGTGGATGGATTGCTCAGGCGGTACTGCTGCACGACAGCCACAGCAAAGGACGCGCCGTGCTTTTTGACACAGGCCGCGTACCCTTTCCGCGCCTTCTCAATCTGCGAGCAGCGGAAACACTTGCTGTTACGCTCTTGCGCCCGCTTTGCATCCCGCTTGGTGAGCAGTCGCTCTTGCCCGCAGATCGGGCAGGGGACGGGTATGCGCTTTGACTGTCCCATGCTCACTCCCTTCTGTTTCTCTAATTATACAATATACTATCATTTTTCCCGACCCAATTTTTAGAACGCTTGTGCGGAATCCTGTCGTTATTCCAAGTCAAAGCGTCCTACGGGGAGGGGGTTACTCTGGTTCGGCTACCCAGTTGGGATTGCCAGCGGCCTTGCGGCTCTTGTTGAAGGCGTCCAGATCGACGCGGGTAAAGATCAGATCACCACCCCGGCCCAGTCGTTTGTAGGCCGGTACACCATGCCGCTCGATAGACTTCTTGACGCTGATGGGTGCCATGTGCAGGTAGGCCGCTGCCTGATAGACCGTGTAGGCGTTCTCATGGAGCGGCGGGTTCACTCGCAGGTAGTAGGCGTCCAGCGTCGTCACCAGTGCCTCAATGAATTCGCTGTCAGTGAAACCGGGCTTGCGGCTTACACCGTGTTCCGTGATGGTGAAAGGGGAGCCGGGGAAGCCATCCAGCATATCCAGGTACACCATGCTCTCAAAGGTGTTGATCGCCCGCAGACCGGCACGCCGTTCCTGCTTCGACACCTCGCACACATCCACCAGAGCCTTGAGTTGATCGGCTATCTGTTGAGTATTCATTGAACCTCGCTTTCGTTTGTTTCATCGCTTGAATACAGAGTAGCACACTATTGTATGCGCTGTCAACTAATCAATAATTGAGAGATAAAAGTATGACTTTTACAGTTGACCTCTTTACAAGTGATAAGCTATGGTATAATCACTCTTGTAAGGCGCGATAGCACGTAAGGCTACTGATAGAATGAAGATGGTATCAGGTGCGGGCGGTTCGCACTCGCGTCACTAGCAGCGGTAATCGTTCATGCACAGGTTGCCGCTGTGAGCGCAGGAAAGAGGTAGCAGGTGTTCACGGACTGCTGCTTCTGACGATCTAGAATCCCTTCCTGATGTCAGCGTTGCCCCTTCGTTGACAAGCAGCCATCCGGGGCAGGGCCGGAAGAGGGGTAAAGCCCAAATTGCGAGTTGGATATAAAGAGGCCAACTAGGGAGCCTGTCACAGCCGAATCGACGGGCCGCTGCCGAAGCGAAAGCAGGCTAGGAGAACCCGACCTCTACCGGGCGTCAACTCCGAACGGGCATGACCACTGATGTGGTTTGGTAGGGGGTAGCTGGCGGGGTGACAGCCGCCAGCCTATGAGTGCAGGGAAGTCTTGGTGACTTCGCCCTGGCAATGCCGGGGAGACGGTAGGTTCAAAGCCTACGGCACTCACTGCCCGAAAAAGGGTGTTCGGCGGCACACGATGGTAGGGATGCCAAGAAACGCGAGGTGATCCTGTGCCGGGGATTACTTCACTTTAACAATGTGAACACGCCTCGTAGAAGCGTAGAAATCGACCGTGAGCGCCCACCCTGAAACTCCGATGGCTCATGTCTGTGCAAGATCTGTTCCCAACATTAGGATAGCGCGGTTTGATGGAGTGGAGAGGCAGGTTCGAGAGGGGGGGAGAGGTCATAGCCTCCGCCTCTTCTAGATAATCGGGTAGCAGTCCGATACGGATTGCGGAGGCGGTCTGTAAAACCGTTGCCAGTAGGCGTGCAGGTTCGAATCCTGCGCTACCCATATTCGTTTGCCCAAACGAGTGCGGTTTGACCGCTTGCCGAAAGGCTTAGGGCATTGTAATGGCAATCGGCTGAAGTGCCAATTGCCGGAGGGGTGAGGGGACTGCAACCCTCATCTCTTTTGGGAAGCTGGAGGCCTACGGGCTAGGGGGTTCGAATCCCTCACTTCCCACTGAAACCCCGGTTAGCGGGTTGCCACGGCGGAAAACCGGGACGCGACCGCGTTAGTCTTCCTCGAAAGGCAGACCTCGATATAATCCCCACCAGGGAGAACGCCAGAATTCCCGCCACTGGCTAGACCCCAATAAAGACGCTCCGTAAAAGGGGCGTTTTGATTTATTACTAGCGTAGAGTTTCAGACGTGGGGGTTGTCAGCTTCTCTGTTAACTTGACCGTTTCGACAGTAGCGTAATGACCTGCGCGGGCATCTTCAATGGTGGTGTAGCGTTTGGTAAATCCGTCCATTTTCCCGCCAAAGACCATCGTTTCAAACCAGATCGGTTTATTGGATATTGCGAAGCTATGGTCAATTCCAAGAAACACGGTGCTGATAACGATGTCCTCTCCATTGAACTTGGTGAGGCCAATTCTTCGATTGTCTGCATCTGCTTTGTACCAAGCCGCCCATTGTTCAAGATTTTCAACAGGGGTAACAGTGCCATCTGTTTCAAGAATTGCGAGTGCGGTATTCATTGATAATTCCTCCTAGTCCTGCTGAAACGGTACGCTCTCTGGACAAAAGACTTCTGCAATGACCGACAATTCCGCGCCGGTTTCTGTGCGGTACTCACCGCCTACTTTGCGACTGATTGACTTCACCACGCTGTAGGCATAGTTGACATCGGCAGGATTGTCTATGCAGACGATGAAGCGAATGGCCGCCATCTCCTCATCCCAGAACTCTACGATAGGCCACGAGTCTGCGCTGGGTGGATGCTCCGTGATGGCGTGATAGTTCGGGTTGGACCGGAGCCACCTGAGGCAAGCAGCGAAGGCAGGGGAGGTCAATAGGTTCGCTCCCATGCTCTGCCATCTTTAATCACTTTCATGAGTTCGCTGGCAAACCGATCAGTCAGCAACTTAGCAAATCCCTCTGTCAGATCAGAGGTTTCCAGGGATAAAGCAAAGCGTTTCGCCTGGTAGATTTTTTCTTTAGTGCTTGAACGAGTAGCAGATGGGCTAGCTGGATAAGGGCTGACCACCATTAAGTTTGCATGATCCAGTACGTGATAAACCTGGCTTTGTACCGGCACAAGCTGCCCATTTCTGAAGTGATAGGCCGGGTAGCCTTCAACGGTCAGCCGAAAGACTGGCGATTTAACTTTGAAATGCTCCTGTAAATCCCAGTACCTGTCTTTGGGATAGCCATCGGGGAGCCGGATGAATACCTCGCCATCGTCATCTCGATACATCATTTGCAGCATTTCGATAATGCCGCTGGAATGAGGTTGGCAGGTCATAACTGCACTGTGAGCCACTGGACCTACACCGTGCAAGTAAACTTGTAAATAAGGGCGCGTGTACTTGTTGATGAGCTTGAGGAAGGCGTCGCGGTTGTACCAGATCTGACCGCCGTGGATGATCTTTTCCAGGTATTCCTCGATAAAAAGCCCTACGCCTAAGCGCTTCTCTTGTGGGGTAGTCATTCCTTGAACAGCTCCAGATTATCCTCGGTTGTTCCCCGCACGATGATGTCATCACTGACGATGTATGACCAGTAGCCATTTACATTGTCCCAATGTGCTTCGTAGACCGTGAGAATGGTTCCGGCTTTCCACTCCTCAAGAGTGTTGTCAGGCCACCACTTCGGTTGCACGCGGTCATTGACTTTGAATTTAGCAGAGGGCGGGTTCTTCCTGACGACCACGCTATCCGGGTCGATCTGCTCCCCATCGGTACGATACTGGATGTGCAGGGTATCGCCGTTCTTGAGTGTGATCTCGCCATTTTCTTCACCAACACCTAGTACAACGCGCTCATACGCAGCTACCAGTTTGTTCATGGCCTCTTGAGCGTCGTGTTCGCTTCCAGACGTGCCAGAAGCGGGTTCGTCGTAAATTCCCCATGTCCACACGTCATTGATGAACCGCTGGACACAGCCGACAGGGCGGTTGTCATTGTAGAGTACGTAAGTTGTGACTTCTTCGGCAGATGCGCTGAAATGCTGACTATGAGCTGTAATCATTCACTCCCCTCCGATCAGTTCTAATGCTTTAGGCTTGAGCGTGTATTCATGCAGCAGACCGACAAACTCCTCAGTCCAATCGTCTTGCTCAACTTTCGAGTTGAACAAATACTCGGACTCCCAAACGGAATAACCACCTTCAGTGATGTTGGAGTAAAAGGGTTGAGCGATTAACTCTACAATAGACTTGTCCGGCTTCATGGTTCCAGTTATAGACGAACCTGGTTGAACAATTCCGGCTGCAATCAGTTCGTCCACCAAAGTTAGGGAAGGTTCAAACGATGCGCGATATTTGATAGTGACAATGTCGTCTTGCCAAGGTTGGTCAATGCGAATAGGTACCGGGAAAGTCCGTTTTTCAATCTCCCAAGGCGTAATAGGCTTGCGCTGAATAAAATACTTCAACGAGTCATCCAGTCCGCTTAAACCGGGGGCGGTCAGTTTAACTTCCGAGGCTGGTATTTCCCGTTTCCATGACAAGCCAATGCCTATCAGCACTGAGCGGGTGTCTTGAGGGACAAACCGCTCTTGTCCCAATTCAGTCTCGATACACTGCCCAGTGGCTTCATCAACAGGTTCTTCAGTGTCTTTCCACATCGGTTCTGCTACTTTGAATGACCAGAGAACACGTAATCCACGAGTGTGGATTTGATGAAGTGTGTCTTTCAAATTCAGATCACTCATCCCTTTATCCCTCCCGACCACACTGCTTGCATCAGATGTGGCACACTACGCGAATGCGGTTTCCCGGCCTTGCACCTGAGGATCACATGTCCTTTGCGGCTGACCGGGTGGCTTTTGACGATGACCCCGCGCTGCTCATCCTTGACCCGGCCATACTGGCTGATGACGTAGCGCGGGAAACCTGGCACCGGCTTCCACTGCTCCTTAGAGGAGAGCGGGACAGGATCCAGGTAACGCTCTTTAAGGTCTTTCGATGTACCCAATTATACCTGTACACCCTCTTTGCGAGCCTTCTTCAGCAGGTAGCGGATGTAGCGCCACGAATAGAAGCCGCCGCAATTCCAGTTACGACCGTCCTCAGATCGGTTCAGTTCTAATCGAAGTTCATTCTTTCCACGGATGTACACATTGACACCAGCAGCCCATGAGTATTCCTTGAAGTCCGTCCACCAGGACATTTTCTCTTTGTCTGGCAGCATCCAACTGCCATTGGGCGTGTATGACCAAGGGTATATATAAACCATGCTGTTGCTGACGGTTAACTGTGCCATTGCCGCCAGATAACCCCCATCACTGACTCCGTTGGGGGCAACCAAATAGTTACTAATAACCCCCACGTTATTGATCCCAAACACGCGCTGATGGCGCATATAGTGCATCGGGATAATGTGGTCAATGTCCATAAAGATCAGACCGTGAAGCGGCCTGTTTTGCCGCTGGATCATCGTGCTAAATGACTTTTCCAATTTAGCTGTTTGGAAAGCCAGCGAGATTACCCGGCTCACAGTTGCCCGCCTTTCTCCACCTCAAAGATTTGAGTGCCGATCAGCTCCAGGTCGAGCGGCTCACCGTTGTACCACCAAGCCTCACGAGGCAAGGTGATGGTAGCGTCCACAATCGTCTGATAGTGGCTCTTGTAGCGATAGAACCGTCGCGCTGCACCTGCCGGGTCTACTTTCGCCAGCCGGGGCAGGTTGGACAGGTTGTCTTCCATGTCAGCCCGTTTGACCAGTACCGCAATCGGGTAATCGATCAGCGTGGCGATGTAATCGGCGTAACTGGAACCGTTCCGGCGAAGGGCTTCCAGGCTATCGTACTGCTGAGAATTCAACCGCAGATCTGGCAGCAGCTTTTCAGCCAGTTCCGGCGCGTCCTCTAACACATCGTGCAACAGGGCGACCTCTTGCAGCAGCAGCGTGTCAAAGCGATAGGCAACGCGCACAGGGTGGCAGATGTAAGGTTCATCCGGCGCGTAGGTTTGGCTTTCGTGGCAGCGAGCAGCGACCTCAAAGGCTTTCAGGTAGCGGGTGCTTAGTGGGGTGATAGACATTCAACCTCCGATCACAGCAAAGTTAACTGTTCAGGTTCGAGCAAGATGGCCGGCGCAGTTTCTCCGACTGGATCAGGGCCTTCTGGGAAGTCTTCGCGCCAGTTCTGAGCTGCCCACTCGAGAGAACGCAGGTTGCCTTTGAAAAAGACTTTCACGCCCTGATCGTCCAGTTCTTCGACCAGATTGCGGACGTGGCTTTCTTCAGGTGGATACAGCGTCTTCCCGTTGGAAGCCGCGCCGATCACTGCCCATTGCAGCACGCCTGGATAACGTTTCACCATCCAGGCATACCCTTTTGATAGAGGCTCAAAGGACATCCAGCGCACAGGCGTTTTCACTTTCGCCAGACTCTTAAAAGTTCTATCCAGCATTTTAATCTGCTGTCCCGTGGCCAGTGCCTTATTCCACATAAAGTCCGGCGGGGAACTCGCACCAATCCACGCATTCGGCGGCATATCAAACTGCAATGTCCGCAACGGGTTCTTGGTCAAAAACTGGAAGGTATGCCAGGGGCAATCCCGTGCCACTTGGATGACCTGCTCAATCTGTTCGGCGGGTACCCAATGACCAAACACATCCGCCATGCTACCGACAAAAATACGAGACGGTTGATGGACGCGACCGGGCTTAACCAACAACTCTGGCTTCCAGTAGTGATGTTCAAAGCCTTTGGGGTAAGCGACCTGTGCCAGGTTATGAGCCACGTCTTCGGCATAGCAGTTGGCTATCGAACCATCTGGCATTTGCCACTGGCAGGCGTGCATACAACCGCTGATGGGATTCCAAGAATAGGAAGTCCATTCTATCCCACGACTTTTCTTGGTCTGTTGCTTGTTCACCCCTTCACCTCCACAATCTCATACCCCTGTTTCTCCCACAGGCGCATGAACTTTGCCCGCTTCTGGGCATTCTTGAAATGAGACAGTTTGTCGATCTCAATGACCTGCTGAATCGTGACTAGCCCGGTCTTGTGATCGATGGTGAACGTCTTGCGCGTCGGGTAGGGGGATTGCTGGTGAAGCGGCTTACCTTCTTTCCGCGCCTTAGCCCGTGCATTCTTGTTCCGAGAATGGCACTTGATACACTCCGAGCGCAGGTAGGAATGTTTGCCGTTCTCTACCTTCGGAAAGAATTCCACCGTATTCGGCATTTCCTTCCCACAGCTTTTGCAAATCTTGGTGTCTGCCATAAACGCCCCTTTCGTTAAAACAAACTCATCTGCACGACATCCGGGACCGGGTTCAGCAGCTTGTCAATTGCGTCCCGGTCAAGATGGATGGTCTCCACCCCGTAACGCTGCAACATCTCTCGCGCCACAACTGCCCGGTGACAGCTTTTGACCTCGGCACACGCACACATCAGGATCACATTCCGACGCTCCACAGCGCCCTTGATGTGATAAGTTCCCGAGATGACATCCGACAGGTGAATGCCGCGCTCCGGCTGGCTGTAGTTCACATTCCCCAGCCATTGGCAGTGCTCGTAATACCGGACCCCCCACGCTCGCTTCAGGTTGTCGTAGTCCCACATTTCCGACTTCGACCAGGGGCTATAGCGGATGTCCATGACGCGAGCATCCAACTTGACCGCCAATTCGAGAATGAGCGCGGGATTGAGGCCGGTGTACCCGATGGTATAAAGCTGCTGCATAACACCTCCTGTCGCTTGGATGCCTTATTATACCATACGCTATCACTTTTTAATCGACCAACTTTATATAAATTTGCGCTAATCCGTTGTTTTAGAACAAGTTTTCGACTATGCTACCTTAATTAATGAGGTGTAGAGACGATGGCAGCACGAAAAAACCCGCATACCCGATGGAAAAAAGCGGGCAAGTCAAAAGTCCCGTGGCACAAAGACCCTGAGATTATGGCGCGGGTCGAAGCGGTCAATCGGATGAAGCTGGAAGGCATTCCGCCATATGACATTGCGGAGCGGTTGGAATGCGATACTCGGACGGTACACCGTGATCTGAGGCGGATGAAAGACCTGCTGATCGATGAACGCAAGTCTGACATGCGAGTTATCCAGGACGAAGCCATTTCGCGTTACCGGGAAGTGCAGCGGCGGGCCATGGAGATCTACAACCAGCACAGTGACCCGAAGACAAAGCTAGGTGCGCTGAAAGAGTATCGAGAAGCGCAGGCCCGCATTGACGCGCTCACCGGAGCGGCGGCTCCCGTCAAACTGGATCACACGACTCAGGGCGCAAAGATCACCGACATACAACTTATGACCGATAAACAACTGGAAGCGATAGCCGCTGGAGAGTTACCCAATGACCTTGACGGTTAGGGGGCGGGTCACAGCCGAACAGCAGGCCGCCGCTCAAGAGCTGCTGAAGCGGCGTCGAGCGCGGACTCGGTTTCTCGATTTTTGCTACTACGTCCGCAGTGACTTTGTAGCGGACCCGTTCCACGTCAAGATGGCTGAAGCCTTAGACGGTGTGCTGGAAGGGCAGATCAAGAAGCTTATCATTCTGGCTCCGCCGCAGCACGGCAAGTCCTCAATGGTTTCTGAGTTGTTCCCGGCTTACTGGCTCGGTCGACGCCCGAATGACCCGGTGATTGAAACCAGCTACACCATCTCGATTGCACGGCGTAACTCGTTTGCATCTCGGGATTACGTCAAGAGTACCGAGTTTCGAGCCGTCTTCGGTGATCTTGGCATTCAGGAAGTCGAACCAGTCGGCATTCGGGAAGACAAGCAGGAAGTGACCGAGTGGACACTGCGTAAACCCTGGCGCGGTGGTTTACGGGCGGCTGGTATCGGCGGGTCTCTCACAGGCTACCCCGGCAAGCTTGGCATTATTGATGACCCCTTCAAAGATGACAAAGAGGCGTCTTCCTTCCTCAAGCGGGAAACGGCCTGGTCATGGTTTC